CAGCATCAGTTAAAAAATTCAGTACCACTAAATATGGGAATTATTTCTCGGTGGGTCTCGGGGGCGCAATTACTGGAAGGGGTGCAAATTTATTTCTGATTGATGATCCGATCAAAGGAAGGGAAAACGCTGAGAGTGAAACCCGCCGGCGCCAGATGAAACAGTGGTATGAAGGTGTAGCCTATACCCGTCTGATGCCAGAGCCAAATGCAATTGTCATTATAGCTACTCGCTGGCACGATGACGATTTATCCGGCTGGCTCCTTCGGGAGCATACCCATGAAGATTGGGTGTATCTCAGATTACCTGCTCTGGCAGATAGCAATGATGATCCTCTGGGGCGGAAAGTCGGGGGAGCCCTGTGGCCCGAGTGGTTTGATGAACCCTATCTCCAGAATGTAAAAGATACCGTCGGCACCCGTGAATGGAGTGCCCAATATCAGCAAGTCCCCATTCTGGCTGAAGGCGGAATTATCAATATTGACTGGTTCAAGCGGTACAAAATCGTAGACGGGCAAATTGCGCTAGCAGACAAGGACGGCAACCTCCAGTTTGAGCGTATCAAGCGAACCGTTCAGAGCTGGGACACGGCGTACAAGGCCAAGGAGCTAAATGACCCCAGTGTCTGCACCACCTGGAAGGTCACCAAAAAAGGGTATTTTCTGTGGGACGTCTTCGCCAAGCGGATGGAGTACCCAGAACTTCGAAAGCAGGTGGGGCGGCAGCATACCGTCCATAACCCGAATGCCATCCTGATTGAGGATAAATCCAGTGGTCAATCGCTCATCCAGGAATTTCGGATGACCGATATGCCGATTATCGGGATTACGCCGGTCGCCGACAAGGTAACGCGAATGTCTACAGAGAGTGATACCATCGAGGCAGGTAAGGTGTACCTGCCAGAATCTGCGCCGTGGCTGGTCGATTACGAAACCGAATTAGGGACGTTTCCCTATGGGCAGTTTGATGACCAAGTGGACTCCACGAGCCAGTTTCTGCAGTGGATTAAACGAAAAGGGCTTTACAAAAAACGAAACATACAATTTTGGAAGTAAAAAAAATATAATATAATTTATGCCGATCCTCCATGGCATTTTTCAAGTGGACAAATTCATACTTATGGTGAAAAAGGAATTAAAGACAAATTTAAACCTTTGAATAAACAATACATAACTCAAAAAAAGGAATGGATTAAAAATTTACCTGTAAATAAAATAACAAAAAATGATTGTGCATTGTTTCTTTGGTCTACGGATGCTCATATGAAAGAAGCTATGGAAATAATAAAAAATTGGGGATTTAAATATATAACGATTGCTTTTATATGGGAGAAGAGAACAAAATATAATAAAGAAATTTTTAATTTAGGTGCATGGACTTTAAAGAGCTATGAGATATGTTTGTTTGGAACAAAAGGAAAAATGCTTAAACACAAAAAAGTAAATAATATACGCCAAAAAGTAGTAGCTGAGAGAACAAAGCATAGCAAAAAGCCTGAAGAAGTCCGAAGAAGAATAGAATTACTTTTTGGTGATTTACCACGGATAGAATTGTTTGCAAGAAGAAAATGTCCTGGATGGGATGTTTGGGGAAATGAAGTAGAAAGTGATATTAACTTTTTGGAAGGAAAAATTTCATGACAAAAGACGAGCTTAAGAAAAAACATAAAACTTATGAAAATCACATTGAAAAATGGCAATTCTGGGAAGCGGCCTACGATGGCGGGGACGACTTTATCGATGAAGTCATTTACCAGCACCCGCGGGAGTCCGAGGACAACTGGAAAAAGCGGAAAGAGGACGCCTGTGTCTTCAACTATGCCACCAGTATCATTGATCTGTTTAACTTTTACCTGACCGAAAAGGCGGCGATCCGGGAGCTGGGACGACTGGCTGATGATCCCCTGTGGCAGATGTTCTATAAGGACTGTGACCTTTATAACACCAATTTCGACGTCAGGATGAACGAGCTCCAGAAACTGTCGTCGGTCTATGGCATGGTTGGTGTTTTAGTCGACAAGGCCAGGGGAGAAAGCAACACGGTCCAAGAGGCCAAGGAGCTGGGGATTTATCCGTATCTGGCAACCTACACGCCACCCAATATCCTGGATTGGGAAATCGAGCGGGACCCCATCAGTAACCGTCCAATCCTGACATACCTGAAATTAATGGAGTACGACGAGACCTACAAACTGTGGTATCCCACTCACTGGGAACACTGGGACCTGCCGGAAGACGAAAATGGCGTGGAATCCGATGAACCGGTGAAGCTGGGTGAAATGGAACACGACCTGGGGGAAATTCCGTTTCTGTGGATGCTCAATGTCAAGAGCTCCAGAGACCCGTATTTCGGCGTTTCGGACATCAAGGAGATTGCCCGGATTACCGCGAGCATCGCCCGGAATATCAGCTATGGCGAAGAGGTGATCAAGTTCGCCGGGTTCCCCATTTTTGTGGTGCCGATGGAGATGGAGGGCGGTCCCAGTAATCCCAACACCGTTGGAGTAAGAGCGGTCCAGGAGTTTGACCCGGAGAACCCGCAGGCCAAGCCCGATTGGCTGGAGTCTAAAGTCAAGGAGCCCATTCAAGCCATTATGGACTGGATTGACAAAAAGGTCGACGAGATTTTTCAGACCGCGCACCTCTCCGGGATTCACGCCACCGAAAAGAGCCGGGAGGCCCGGTCGGGCGTTGCACTGCGCTACGAGTTCCAGCAGCTGGGGAGTGTCCTGTGTAAGAAAAACGACAACCTGAGCGAGGCGGAGCTGGGTATCTTACGGCTGTGGCTCAAATGGCAAAAGCAGGACAACTGGTTTCAAAGTATCACCGTGAGGCGACCCAAAGAGTTCAGCCTGGATGACCTCTCCCAGAGCCTGGACAATCTTAGAAAAGCCAGCAAAGAAGTCTATAGCAAGCACTTCAAGAAACTGGCCCAGCAGAAAATGGTCGAGGATGCCCTTCCCGATATCAGTGATGATGACCTCGAAAAAGTGGTTCAAGAAATTGATACAGAAGTTAACCGGATGCCGCTGGACTTTGGCCTGAGGCAGGCGAACCCCCAGCGGGACGTGGACTCGGCGGATTTTGACTCGGAGCGAAACGCAAATCGGCCGGATACAGGAGGCGAATAAGTTCGTTGATGATCCGTTTTGATGCCCAGCCGTCCCCGAACGGGTTGGGATGGCTGGCCGTCTTGTGGTAAAACGCCGGGTTGTCCAAAAGACGACAGACGGCATTAATGATATTTTTGGGGTACGTTCCCACCAGCAGGGCATTTTTGCCTACCACCTCGGGGCGCTCGGTCTTTTCCCGTAAGATTAGAACCGGGCGCCTCAGAGATGGGGCCTCTTCCTGAAGACCGCCAGAATCCGTCATGATAATGCGGGATGCCATCATCGACCGGATCATGTCTTCATAATTCATGGGCTCAACCAGTTTAATCTGACCAATTCCTGACAAGGTTTTGTCTACTTTTTTCCGTACATTGGGATTGGGATGGACTGGCCATAGAAACTCCATGTGCGGACAGATATCCGTCAATTGCATGACTGCCTGCATAACGCGGTTCAGCGGCTCCCCGAAATTTTCTCTTCTGTGAACAGTCACAAGAATCTGGTACTTTGTTAAAACCGGCTCCTTTTCCAGAATTTTGTCCCTCACAATATTAATAGCGTCGACAATGGTATTACCCGTTAATACCGGATCCAGCCCTTCTTCCTTGAGATTATCGAACGATTCCTGTGTCGGGGCAAACTGCAGGGTACTGATATGATCGACTAACTTCCGGTTTCCCTCTTCCGGAAACGGCTCATACAGGTCCTGTGTCCGGAGGCCTGCCTCAACGTGGGCGACCGGGACCTTGCGGTGATATGCAGTCAAGGCGCCGGCCAGCGTGCTGGTGGTATCGCCCTGCACGATGACGACATTGGGGGTGTATTCATCGAATAGCAGATTCAGCGTGGTGATGCACTCACTTAAAAATTCAAGCGGCTGCTGGTTGTCTTGCATGAGGTCCAAGTCGAGGTCCGGTTCAATATTAAATGTCTCAAGGGCATCTTCTACCAATTCCCGGTGCTGTCCGGTGTGGCAGGTCATTAAATCGATATTGGGAAGATATTTTAATTGAATGATAAGGGGGGCAAGTTTAATGGCTTCGGGGCGGGTGCCGAAGATGATGAGAATTTTTTTCATTTATTTTCCCGCATGTCTCTTCCGATCATTAGCCCCTTTAAATCGAAGACTGCTTTTTTGAGTCGTTTTCCAGAGAGGTTAAAAAACTGTGACCGCTTTCTGATGTTGTGCCATTTTTTGAGCCAGGTGACATCTCTTTCGTCGGCTTCATCCAGATATTGGTGAAACGTTTTGATTAATTCTTTGTCTGTTTCTTTTGACGTCACCTTGGAAATGGGGACATGAACCATTCATATCCACATCGGTTGCAGGTGAGCATCAATGCGTCAGGTTGACTGACTAATATCCTAAAATGAATACCGTCGTTTTTTTTGGTTCGCCCGCACTTGGGACAGAAGACATGATCATTCCATTCATTTATTGTAAATGTAATCGTATTTTTAGGTTTTACCATTTTGGGCGTTTTCCGCCA